CTATGCTTTCGTTTTTTCTTCTAATCTTTCTGAAATAATTTTACAATATTCAGGATTCAATTCGATACCGATATATTCTCTATTTAAATTTTGGGCTGCTACTAATGTTGAGCCACAACCACAAAAAGGATCTAAAATAACTTGTCCTTCTACAGTTGTTAGATTTATTAAAAATTCCATAAGAGCTACTGGCTTTTGAGCTGGATGAAGTCCTCTATCATCTTGTGAAGTCTTGCACTTAATAATATTGGAACAAACTTCAATCCCACTATTATTTAAAGGATTGTTCTTAAAATATTCTTCATTATATCCACCAACACTATGTAAACGAATATTATCAGTTAATGTTCCTCCGATTGGGTATGGTTTCATAAACCACAATATCGGCTCAAACAAAGGTCGTAAATTTCCTAATTTCCATCCTTCCCATTTCGTAGCATTTTCATTATCTCCTCGTCTTTCAAAAACAACTTTTACATTCTGTGCTCTATGAGCTGCGGCATCTTTTTCCCAAGCAATCATATCTTTAAATATAAACCCAGCATCTTCCATTGCACAAATACATCTATGGGAAAATCTTCTACCTGCAAAAACAAAACAACTAGCTCCGGGTTTTAAAACTCTTAACCATTCTTCTGCCCATGTTGAACACCAATTATAATATTCTATCGGCATGTTTTTATCAGCTTCTGACCAGCCATTTAAAGGTTTCCCTCTTTTTTTAAACACTGATGATTTCTTCTGTGCTGGGCTTGTTCCTAAAAGCGATGAATTAGTATTATTATGTAATATATCCCAAGTATCCAAAGATATCCCATATGGTATATCTGAAAGAATTAAATGAACTGATTCACTATCAATATTTTTTATTTCTTCTATTGAGTTACCACAAATAATGGAGTTTGTTTTCATGTAATCGCCCCCATTTTACAAAGAATTCTTATAAGACATAATTGCTGATATCTTCTCATTAAGTTTTCTTGATTTAATCAGTTCTTTAATAGCTTGCTCTTTTGTATATCCCTCAATATTTTGTATTTCTGTTTTTAATATAGCTATCTCATCATTACTTCGCTCTAAAATATAAGACTTACATTTATTTAATTGAATTTCAAAATCATCAAGTGTAGCTGAAATTCTATCACATACCATTTTATTGATATAAGGAAACAAACAATTCATTCTATCTGCAAAAGCAATTTTACTATCTCTTTCTATTCTTGTTGGTGCATTCCAAATTTGCTCTAAACTCAATGAAACATCTTCTACGACTTGCATATTTAACAAAAACAGCATATGTTCCCAAGATAGTAAACACACTTTATCTGATAAAGAAGATGAGTATATCTGACTGTTTGTGTTGGGATATTGAAAATAAGGTGCTACTAAAATGGCAAAATCATGTTCCATTCCCCTCCACTTACTTAATGTAGATATTTTAAAATCTTTTTGATTCTTTGCTGTTCTACTTAATCTAAAAGTTTTTGCATCTGCTACCAATGTATAACCATGTTCACTTTCTGCAATAATATCAGCACTGTTTCCGCGTTCAGATACAGCTTTTGCTTTTAATCCAATTTCTGAAAAACATCTTGCTAATACAATGTCAGAAGCTTTAGAGTATAATTTTTCTTCAGTAGAACTTGCCTCTATAATTTCAGGTATCGTACCAATTTCTTTTACAATCTCTATAAAATCTTCTTTTGACAAAGCATTTATATAGGCTTCTATCTCATTTCCAGAAACTTTGAAATTCTTTTTTCCTTTTTTAAGTTGAAATAATAAATCCAGAAATTCCGAGTATCGTTTTTTCATTCTTTATCTTCCTTTCGTATTAGTGATATGCATTATATTATAACATTCAAAGTTATTAGCGTCATCAATTTTTAGTATTTATCTTATAAAAATTGCAAGCAGGTAAACACAGGTTATTTCTTAATATCCTTTTGTTTGGGAAACTCCTCTTTCCATCTCGCATATGCCTGGCAGTATCCTGCGAATGCTGCCATATCGATCTCCGTAAGGATTCCCAGATGCTCCAGCTGTTTTGCCATCCGCTTCCATTCCTTCTTTGCCTCATCCTCAAGCCATGCCGGACAGCGCGGGGCCTTTTTCTCAGGCTTAGGTTCACCCGTGTTAAGGCTTCTCTTGCCCGGATTGCCCTCAAGCACCTTTACTGCCGTAGGCTTTGGTTTTCTTCCTCTCTGTGCCACTGTCCTCACCTCCTCGTAAAAATGGCATCAAAAAAAGACCTCCGAGGAAGCCTTTTTATATAATAAATACTATTGGTTTGATCTGTGTATTGTCTTGATAATTTCTTCCTGTTCTTCTCTGCTCACGCCCATGCTTGCAAGGGCCTCACGGGTTCCGCAGTCTGGGCAGATAAGCGTCTGGTTGTCTTTCCTTGAAAGGGCGGGTGTCCTTGCGTACCTTGCCCCACAGCGGGGGCATATCCGTATGTGCAGTGTTTCACTCTTCATGTCCTGCCACCTCCACTGCTTTGATCTGTGCCTCGGAAAGGTAATGCTCGTCAAACCCAAAGCTGATGTACCCCTGAAGGCATGTGCTGACATACGAAAGGGAAGGTACTCCTATCTTCCGTTCTTCATGCATGATGTACACAAAGCACGTCCTTCTGCGTATCTTCCCCGTGCGGATGCCCCTAATATCAAGTTCCATTTCTTTTTTGTAATAAAACACCGGATATCCTTCGTAGCGGTCAAGTGCCGCCTCATCCGATTCCGTAACTTCCCATACTGCCACGGGAACCTCGCTGCCTTCCTTTGGTTCAATGGTAAGATAGGCTCCCGTACGGCTTCCTTTAAAGAGAAGCTCATAATCGTTTATAACTGCAGTTCCGATCACCCTTGCGTAAGGGCATCGTATCCGCATCTGTCTGATGTTCAGGTTGCTGCCATAAGCAATGTAATATCTTTTCATAATGTTTCCATCCTTTCTGAAGGGAACACCCTTCTACCACCTTAAGACCGCTCATGGCGGTCAGTTATCCAAGGTGGCAGGAGGCTGTTCTCTTCAAGCAGCCCTTCCGCTTCTGAAAGCAGTGTCTCCTGCAAGTCTCTTTGTAAGGATTTCCCTTGCGGTCTTAAATTCGTCCCCGATGAATCCGAGTCTCAAAAGCCATGTCCGCATTGCGTATTTCGGATTTTCCGTCTGCTGCGGTTTCGGGCTTGCCGTCCTTACTTCCTTTGCCATCTGGCTTAAGGCAAGGCAGAGCTGGATGTAGCTCTTCAGCTGTCCCGCATGCAGTCCGTTCAGCTTTCCGTCAGCCGGGGCATCAAATTGGAAAAGTCTGAACTCGACCGTTCCCTTTGTGAATGTTGCATGGTAGTTTAACATATGGTATCGGCTGTCATTGTAATGATGGTCTCTTCCGTAGCTTGCCCCGTTTGCCGTGTACCAGATGTCTGCAAGGGCTGCCATCGTTTTTGGTTTCTTTTTGTTGAGTTCCTTAAGGAATCTTGGGTCTACCGTTTTGCAGTATCTGCTCATCCGCCAGCTGTCGAGGTTTAAGGCATCCGCTAAAAGGTTCTCGTGGCCCGCCATGATGTTTGCAAGGTTTCTTAATGTCTGTGGTGTGTGTCCCTTTGCTCCGATGTGGATGTGGACTCCGCATCCCCTTGTTGCATCACTCTTTGCTCCCGCATGTCTGAGCTTTCTTATAAGTTCCTGAAGAAGTTCGATGTCTTCGTAGCGAAGGATCGGTGTGACCAGCTCGCATTTTTTATCATCCGGTCCCGCAATGCTGACGTCCTTCTGGAATTTCCATTCCCTTCCGCTTGCATCCCATGCGGACCATGTATAATATCCGTTTCTGGAAGCCGTGTTTTCAAATCTTCCTGTTCCGAAGAATGCTGCTGCAAGTTCTGCAGCCTTATCCCTTCGGATGTTGTTCATCTCAACCTCGACCCCGATGGTCTGTTTCTTCATTTCCTCGATCTGCTTTGTAATCCTTTCGTTCATGGCTTGTACCTCCGTTTGTTTTCTTCCCTTTCGGTAGGTACATATTCGCTCTAAAACACACATATATCCAGTTATATGTGAGCCATAAACTGCACAAACATCAATTGGAAAAACTGTGTATATTATGACTGTATTTTACGCCATTCATCTACTCCGTAGATCATCGCAAGAGAGCCATATCCGTCCCATACCGTGTGGAGCTGTCCCGCATCATCCACAAACTCCACCGTTCCGATGGTTCCTGACGGGATCTTTCGGTAGGGATCATCAAGGCGGATAAGCTCCCCCCTGGTTTCCGCAGGATATTCCTTCCTCAGTCTCTCAAGTGTCTGTCTGTTTACTCCGAACATACCGTTGACCCCCTTTCTGCCCTGCGGTTGGCTTTCCACTTTTCCGCATCTTCCGGGGTCCGGAATGCCGTATGGCCTTTCAGCCCCTTAAGGAAGAAGGACCTTGTTTCCTTTCCTTCACTCCCTCCAAATCCAATGGATACCAGCCATGCCCTCATGTAATATTTTTCATTCTCTTCAATGGTCTGTTTCGGATTCACACGTTTTTGTTCCGATGCTTTCTTTACCATTGCCGATGCAAGTCTGCAGTATTCCATCATGTTATCGGTATGCGGAAATCCCGTGAACTCAATGTTCCCGTCTGCAAAGGTGACACCGCTGCATCCACCCTGTTCCGTAATGAACCCTGCTGCCGACTCCGTATCTTCAAAGGTACTTTCGGCAAGGGCATTTATAAGGCTGTCTGCTATGGAAATGCACTCCCTTCCGACTGCCCTGTTGATAAGATACTGTTTGGAATGCATCATATTTATCAGGTTGATGATGCCCTGCGGTGTCATGCTGCCGATCGGTATTTTGATCCCCGCTTCCGGTTCTTCCGTCTGTGTTTCCTGTGTCTCTTCTGCCACGTCATTCTGGAAAAGCACCCTTCTCACCTCGTCTTCCATGCTGTCATCTTCAAGTATGACCTTTGCATCCCTGTCCACCGTAATGCTTCCGATGCGGTATACAAAGGATGGCGGTCCAAGGTATTCCGACCTCTGTCCAAAATGTCCGGATAAGGCTTTTACTAATTCTTTCCTGTTCTCAGCGTTTGTAATAATTTCCATTCTGCTGGTCTCCTTTCCTTTTGGTAGTACCATATATCACTCTGAATGCCCGTATAGTCAAGCAGATAATGGTACTTTCCAAAAGAAAATGTAATGTCAGCTTCTTGACTCCGGAAGTGACATCGCAACCGCATAAGCGACCGTTGCGGTGACTGCATTTCCGGCCTGTTTATAAAGCTGTGCATCGGAGTTGACGGCAGAGGCACGGTCAAAAAGCTCATCAGAAAATCCCTGTAAGCGGAAGCACTCCCTCGGAGTTAGCCGTCTGATGCGTCCGCCCCTCATGAGCGTTCCCATCTGCCCGGAACAGTCCAGTGTCTGGGAGCATCCTTTTCCAACCCGTCCCCTTCTTGTCTCGCTGTCCGGGTAGGCAAGGTTGATACCGTCCCCTTCCCGCGCCACTTCATATCCTGCCTTCGTGGCATTTTTTACTTTGACGGAATCCACCTTTTCACAGACATACACACCGTGCCTGTCCTGAGAGGTCAGGGTGAACATCGGCTCTCCGTCCTCTTTCATCCTTCTGCCGTTCTGCCGTTTCTCCATCCGCTCCGGTGTAAGCACCGGGTGGACTTCCAGCACGGCTGAGTTCATGGCGGTATGGTTGGTCATCCCGGCTGTGTACCTCGCTGTCAGGCATCTTGCCGTATCCGTGATCTTCGGATCATGATTGCTCTGGCCGATAAAGTAAAGCCCTGTCTTGGCCCCGACACCGCCCGCATTCCCCACAAGGGTTGCGGAAATGCCATCCGTCCCATAAACACGGTAGCCTTGCATGCCTCCTATAAGCTGGTTAAGAGCTGCTGCGTTTTCTCCGGTGAGAGGTAATATTTCTCGTCTACCTCTGCTTCTAAGATTTGCGATAATGAACACACGCTCACGGTTCTGCGGGACTCCGAAGTTTTTGGAGTTAAGCACCTGCCACCGACAGTCATACCCTGCTTCGTCCATTTCAGACAGAACTGAGGCAAAGTCGAATCCTGCATTGATCGATAACAGGTTCTTAACGTTCTCAACAAGTAGGTATGAGGGTTTAGCACTTTCCTCTTTGCCTTTGAGGAGGTCAATAATGTTGTAATATATTCCACTTCTTTTTCCGACCAGTCCCCGCTGTTTTCCGGCAACGGAGATGTCCTGGCATGGGAATCCGAAGCACCAGATGTCTGCATAGGGGACATCTTCTGGTTTGAGTTTTGTGACATCATGAGCTTTCCACTCTCCTTCCGTATCGTACATTGCCTCATATGAGGCTCTTGCAAATTTATCATATTCACAGTACCCGATGCATTTATGGCCGGCAGTTTCAAGACCGAGCCTGAAACCGCCGATGCCGGAACATAGATCAAGGAAGGTCATCTGTTTCATTATACTGCCCTCCCCTGCATAATTGCTGATATGAAATTTTCATATCGTCACGGATGACAAATACATCCGCATCCGAACCGCACTGTTCAATGTAACGGTTTACGATCACATCCACAAACTTCTCATCCAGTTCGATGCCGTAGCAGATACGGTGTGTCTGTTCACAGGCAATCAGCGTAGAGCCGGAACCAAGGAACGGATCAAGCACGATGCAGTTGCTCATGCATGAGTTCTGGATCGGGTATGCCATAAGTGCCACAGGCTTCATTGTCGGATGGTCCTTGCTTGCCTTCGGCCGGTCATATTCCCAGATGGTGGTCTGCTTCCTGTCGGAATACCACTGGTGCTTCCCGCCTTTCTTCCATCCGAACAGACACGGCTCGTGCTGCCACTGGTACGGGCTTCTTCCAAGGACCAGTGCGTTCTTCTTCCAGATGCAGCACCCGGAAAGGTAAAATCCGGCATCCTTGAATGCCTTTCTGAAATTCAGCCCCTCCGTATCCGCATGGAATACATAAATGGAAGCGTCCTGTTCCATTGACTGCTCCATATTTACAAATGCAGCAAACAGGAACTTATAGAAATCCTCATCCGGCATGTTGTCGTTTTTGATCTTGCCGGCCGTCTCCTCAACATTTACATTGTATGGAGGATCAGTCAGGACAAGATTGGCTTTTTGTCCATCCATCAGCTTATCGTAAGTTTCCGGCAGAATGGAATCACCGCAGATGACACGGTGCTTTCCAATCAGCCATACATCACCTGTCTTTGCCACGGTCGGCTTTGCAAGCTCCGCTTCCACATCAAAATCATCTTCCGTGATCTTCTTATCATGCACGGAATTAAAAAGCTGTTCGATCTCCGGTGGTTCAAAGCCCGTGATGCCGACATCAAAATCTGAATCCTCAAGGTCTTTGATAAGGTCAGCCAGGAGTTCCTTGTTCCATTCGCCTGTAATTTTATTGAGGGCAACATTGAGCGCCTTCTCCTTGGTCCTGTCGATATCGACCACGATACATTCCACTTCCGTGTATCCGAGGTCTGCAAGGACCGTGGCTCTCTGGTGTCCTCCGATAATGGTCATGTCTGCGTTGATGATGATCGGCTCGACATACCCGAACTCTTTAATGGAGTCCTTGATTTTTTCATATTCCTTATCACCAGGTTTTAACTTCTTCCTCGGATTATAAGAAGCCGGGATAAGGTCTGCTATTTTATAACTCTGAAACTGCATCTTTCATATCCTCCTCTGCTAAAAACCTGTGCCGGAAATAGCATTCACGGCCACAGTATTTTCTGTTCTTGTTTCCATAGGAAATGAAAGGTTTCCCGCACTGCTCACATACAAGCGTGTAGGAAGCCTTTTCACTTTTCTTTACTGCTTCCGGGTGTGCCTTCCACCATTCCCTTCTGCATTTTTCGCAACAGAACCTTCTCGGTCTGCCAGTTTTGGGCTGCGTGATCGGATTACCACAGAAGTGACACACCTCTTTACCGTCCACCATAAGTTTCATATTTTTTGAAACCACCGTGGCGTATCCGGCAAGGTTGTGTCTCTTGCAGTAATTCCTTACGATGTCACGGGACAGTCCGATTGCCATACCGATTGCTTTATAGCCCATCCCCTTCATCCGCATCTCGTTGATCTGTTTTGCCTGTGCGTCCGTCATCCTTTCTCATCTCCTTCCGGCCACGAAAAAAGGCCGGAAAACAATGCTTTTTACACTGTTTTCCAGCCTTAAATATTGCGTTTTTCCTGATTTTCCGGCAAAAGAAAATACCCCTTTTTGCCGTGTTTTAAGTACATTCTGCGAAAATTACCATACCCTTTTTATATCCCCCCTGTTTAATTCTGCGAAAATTCACGCAAAGGAGGCCATCGGTCTTCAGCGGTTCAGACTGTAGAGATTCTGATACCCCACGGTCTGCCGTCAGAACCGATACTCAGGATTGTTATCTTCGTTCCATGTCTTTTTATCATGACAAGGCTTGCAAAGGCTCTGCCAGTTCTTCTCGTCCCAGAACAGGACGGGATCACCACGATGCGGTCTGATATGATCGACCACGGTTGCTGTCACTGCATGGCCTTCCTTTAAACACTGAACACACAAAGGATGTGCCTTCAGGTATCTTGCCCTTGCCTTCTGCCACTGCCTGTTGTAACCACGCTTGCTGCTGCTCGCCCTGTCACCACGGTGCAGTGCTTCATGCTCCTCGCAGTACAGTCCGTCTGTCAGCTTCGGACATCCGGGGTGTCTGCATGGCTTCTTTGGTTTCATCGGCATCCGCCCTTCCTCCCTTCTATGTACACGGGCGGTGTGAAAGGATTGGAAAGACACCGCCTTACGGCAACATAAAAAGGAGCGTTTCCGCTCCCTTTCTTTTTTGCCATCTTAATCATAGCAGATGTAACTTAAAAAGTCAGTACACCCTTAGTACACCTTTAGTGCACCTCTAGTACACCATCCAATCATCATGTTTCTCGCTTTCCACAAAGTATTTATAACCATGCTCCTTAAGAATTGTTTTAATTGCTTTTTCTAAACGTTCCTGATCATTTGATGCCGTATATTTGATACACTCTAAACTGATACCGTTCTGCTCACAATATTGTCTTTTTCTATCATCGTACTTTATCTGCCGATTAAATCTATCCGATGCATAGCTGTTATCTTCTGCCACATAAGTTCCAAATTCATCATAATAACCTTTTTTATAGTGATGCGGTCCCTGCAATTCTATAGCCAGATCAAAGATTGGTTTTCCATCTTTATCAGCAGATTTAGACAATACAAAATCAAAACGAAGCCCTCTTCCCGAATCACCGACTAAGCCATCAAAAGATTTTTCCCTGATATAGGTAATTCCTAACTGATCCAACAGATCCATTGTTTTTGCTTCAAAAGATGATATCTCATGACAACTGCAGTATTTATCCAAATAATAACCTCTGTCCTCATCATAAAGGACTTTCATGTTAGACGAAAGTATGTCCTCCTCTTTTCCACAAATTTGACAAACGCATGCATATTTCTTTGCAATTGTTATTATAGGTTTTCCATACCCTGATTTATCCAAAGATAAATGCTGTGGATCTATACACTCTTTTATAAAATAGCTGTCCCAATACTGATTCGAAAAATCTCTTTTATACGAAGGATCATAATGAACTATAGCCTCAAAATCATCATATCTGTGCTTTTCTTCGTATTTTTCCTGCTCTTTTCTCCTTTGCTCTCGTTCAGCTTCGTCTCGTTCCTTATCATATCGAAATGATAGCTGACAGCTCTTTTCCGCTGTTTCCATTATCTGTTTTGAAAAGATATTGCATTCCTGTTCATATTTTTTATTATATGGTTGTTTAGCTGCAATACTCTTTTCTATGTCATCATATTCATCCAGTATTTTTTGTAGATATGACACCATCGGTGCCAGTGACTTCTTTCTGTACCACTGTGCCCACGAATTTGCAAAACTAATGGCATCTTCGTTTTCCAGATTCTTTATAAATCTATGTTTTGGTGCAGTCATATCCGCCACCATAGCAGCTATTTTTTCTCTGCCATATTTTTTTACAAGTTTTTCTTTATCATCATACGAATATTTTCTGTCCAATTCGGGTCTTTGTTTTGGAAACGCTAACCCATTCGGAACTAAATAATCATTACCGTAATTTCTTTCGTAATGATACTTCTCCTTACAACTGTCACAGAAAATCTCAACTGCCGTATCATTCTCTTTTTCCTGTCCCCAGTCATTTGACAAATATATTCTGTAAAATTGCAAATAGCCTTTTCCACAAGCACATTTTGCACTATATGGTTTTCTGTAATCTTCTTCATATGACATAGAACATCACTTCCTTCCCAAGTCCCCAAACATATAAAAACATATTAAGATTTTACCATAACTCAAACAAAAAAGACAGCCGTCTGACTGTCTTAATTGTACTCTGCATATGCACCTATCTGTATCTGGAGTGCCACGGTGATCTGTTCCATGACCATGTCATCCAGCACTTCCCCGATTCTTTCTCCGAGCCTTGTTTTATCAAGGGTTTCCACCTGTTCCGCCAGTGCCATGCTCGGTTTATTCAGACCGCTGCTTTTCTTCAGCGGAATCTGCACATGGGTCGGAAGATACTTCTTTTTCCACACCCTTGCCGACAGCGGAATGACCGTAACCACAGGTGAATGCTTATTTGCCTTATTATTACTTACCACCAGTGCCGGACGGACACCGCCCTGTTCGCTTCCTGCCTTTTCTCCGAAGTCCACATAATAAATATCTCCACGCTTACACATAAAAACCTCCTATCCGAGGACAAAGGCTTCCACCTGTCTGTCCCTCAGTTCATACTGTTTATCCAGTTCCTTCAATGCTGCTTTTCTGTATTTACCGATCATCGTATGGCTCACATGGTATCTTTCCATCATGATGTCCCATGTCATATCCTCATCCAGAAGATCCGTGATAATGCTTCTATGTCTTTCATCCAGTCCGTTCACTGCATGCTCGAAAAAATCCAGTTCTTCTTTCAGGAACATATATCTGTGGAAAAGGAAATCGTACCACTCGTCATTTTCCCGTTCCATTGCTGCCTTATACTTAATCGCTATGTTTGCCGTTTTATCGGAAAGAGTGCTCGTCTGCACCCTTTCCCCTTCCTGATGGGAATAAAGCATGGAATCGATCATGTCCTGTTCGCTCACTCCCTGAAACTGACGGAGCTGGAACTCAGTCACGGTCAGTTCCTTTTTCATGTTCTTATATTCCTTCATCATTACTTCTGCCGTCATCCGTCATACCTCCAATCCTTGCCTTTACTGCTTCTATCATTGCATTCTGTGTAGTATCCTTTTTGCCGATTGCTCGGAGGATATCTTCATCGACCGTTCCTTCTGTCACCAGATGCTCTATGACAACCGTGTGTTTCTGCCCCTGTCTGTAAAGTCTGGCATTTAACTGCTGATACAGTTCAAGGGACCATGTAAGCGAGAACCACACAATGGTTGAACCGCCTTCCTGAAGATTCAGTCCGTGTCCTGCCGATGCCGGATGGATCAGTGCCACAGGGATTTTCCCTTCATTCCAGTCCTCGATATCCTTCTTTGTATTGATATCCCTTGCCGGAAACCGTTTTAATATCCGCTTCCTGTCATGCTTGAACCAGTATGCAACCAGAAGCGGTTTCCCGTTTGCCGATTCGATCAGATCTTCCAGAGCATCCAGTTTTCTGTCATGGATATTACGGACATTGGTGGATTCATCATAGACCGCACCGTTTGCCATCTGCTGGAGCTTGCTGCTTAAGGCTGCTGCATTTACCGCGTCGATGTCCTGTCCTTCCCCGTATTCAAGGATCATTTCATCTGCCATCCTGTCATAAAGTGCCTGTTCGGATTCCGACATGGATACGGTCACACGGTTGCTTATGCATTCCGGCATATCAAGATAATCCACGGCTTTCATGGAAATGCTGATATCGGAGATCAGTTCATATATTTTTTCTTCTGCTCCTTCCCTCGGCTTATACGAAAAGATGATCTCACGATTCCGCTTATCCGGAAGGAAGAACCTGTCACGGTATCCTCCGATGTATCTTCCAAGCCTCTGCCCCATATCAAGGATCCCTATCTCTGCCCATAAGTCCATGAGGTTTCCCGGTGTTCCCGTAAGCCCGACCACACGTTTTGCCATCGGCCTTACTTTTTTCAGGTCTTTGAACCGCTGTGCCTTTGGGGACTTGAAGCTTGACAGTTCATCGATCACGACCATGTCAAAATCAAAAAATATGTTTTTTGTCATCCAGGAAACATTGTCCCTTCCAATGATCGTCACATCGGCTCCTGACAGAAGCGCTTCCTTTCTCTGCCCTGCAGTTCCCATTGCCACGGCAAATGTCATGCCGTAAAGATGCTCCCACTTTTTTATCTCTGCCGGCCATGTGGTCTCTGCCACACGCTTCGGTGCGATTACCAGAATCCGCCTTACTTCAAAATAGTCAAACAGCAGAAGCCACAGTGCCGTAAGCGTGATGACCGTTTTGCCAAGTCCCATGTCAAGGATCAGGCAGCTGACGGGATGTCCGATTATAAAATCTGTTGCATACTGCTGATAATCATGTGCTTTGTATTTCATCAAGGATACCTCCGATCTGTTCGATATTATCAACTACATAAACGGGAAAGCCTAACCTCTCAAGCATCCTCTTTCTCTTCAGCTGAAGCGGTCTCGGCTTCTTCCCCGGTGCTTTCAGTTCCACAAATGCCATTTTCCCGTCCGGCAGCAGGACGATGCGGTCAGGCACTCCATTCATACCGGGTGATACGAACTTCAGCGCCATGCCTTTCCGCTTTTTAGCTTCTTCCCTCAAATGTCTCTCTACTGTACTTTCTAGCAAAACCAGATACCTCCTTTGCCGATTGCGGTTGCCATATGCCTTTAACTCCTATACGCGCATATATACATGAATTGCTCTTTTTATCTTTATTTTTAATTCTCAACTGGATTTAATAGGAAACTGGGAAACTAAGAACCGCAACCCCTTATTTTCCAAGGTGTCAGCACGGTTTCCGACTACCGTTGCCCATCTGCATCTGGGAAACCTCGGAAACCGCCTAACGGGTTTCCTCTGGTTTCTCATCCATCCGCACAAAAGTCTTCTGCACTCCGTAAAGGGGGACTTTGGTCTTGCCCGTAGTATTGGAATCATACTTCTTCCATCCCCCGATCTTATTTAAGATGCCTTCGATTTCATAGGAATCCGCCTTCTTTAAGTTCTGGCGCTCCTTGCCGAAGCACTCCACCCAGATCTCCATAATGCACACACGCTCACGCATGACCGTTCCTTTGACACCGACCGTCTCGAACTCGCCTCCGCCAAGGAATGCCCTTCTCTGGTAAATATCCATTGATGACCAGTTGTCCGGCAGCAGTCTGTCGAGGTAATCCTGCACGATGCCCTCACGGTCATCCGACTCCATTGCCTCCTGCTGCATCTTGTATGCTTCCTCTGCCTCCGCACCTTTTAAGAACAGCTCCTCACCTTCGTTATACAGATGGATTGCCTCTGCCCAGATCTGGTCGACACAGTCAAGTTCCCACGGATGGTGTTTTCCTGTCCCCGGCACATGCACGGGCCAGAATCTTCTGTTTCCTGTCACGTCACGTAAGAATCCGCCCTCGGAGTTGGTGCTTCCCACAATGATGCACTTTCTTGGATGCGACTCTACATTGACCCCGTATGCCTGACGGAACTTATCATCCTGACGGGTGACAAAGGACTTTACTACCTCGACTTCCGTCTTGCGGATACCGTTCATCTCACTGATCTCAAGTATCCAGTTTCCGAGCAGCTTCTCGGCAGCAGTCTTGTCCCTCATATCCGAAATGGATAAAGAATCTGAGAACCACTGCTTTCCAAGGATGGC